GACGCCCAAGGCATATTTCTTTCTAAATCAGCAAATACAGACTCTATATCTTTTTCAAAACATTCGATAACTCGTTCCTTTGATACTGGGGTTCCAACTGGTTCTTCGTGTTCGGGATCGCTTTCAAGTACAAGGTGACCAATACCAAAAGTGGGATAACCCAAATGATCATTATAGATTTCGTATATACACCCTTCATCAAACTCCAACTCTTCTCTTAATTTATTAATATCCATATTTAATTTATTCCTAATTCTATTGAAGTAGCCCCACCAGTAGCTACAGTTATATTGCCTATCTGTCCTACTGCTTGAATTCCTTTTTCGTTGCCAGAATATAAATCTACCCACGTTTGACCATTCCATAGTTGTAATTGGTTAGTGGAAAGATTCCATATAATATCACCATTATTAAATTTATTCTTATTACGCTGAGTTTCGTTTACTGATAATGTGGAATCTACGTCAACCCTATTTAAACTTAACTCTAAAACCCTCACTAAACGATTAAAAGTATCTGAAGAAACTTCGCCAATAGAAATAGGTAATTTAGTTTCTAATAATTTACCCATTACCGTCTACCGTCGGGTCTAAAATTTAATCGCATAGCTCCTACTCTAAAACCTACGCCTTCTGTGCTTCCTGGTACTCCATCATCATCTGATTCTACTCGTAAAACAGCTTGTCTGCCTCTAACTCTCGTATCAATTTTAGTTGTTGCTGAATCACAAACACTAGTTACTGCTGTTGTTAAACTTTCTCCTGGAAAATTTCTACGTTTTAAAACAACATTAACGCTTTGTCCTCCACTTCCAGTTGAACCACTTCCCGTAAACTGTATATCAGGAATAATTCTACTAATGAATTGAAAATCTTCTCCTCCTGGATCAATATCAAAATCACTGGATTCGATAAATACATTCGTCATAGGAGAGCCATCATTATCATTACCTGTTTCGTGGTCGTAAAGATAACCCACATCTGAAGAAGAACTCGTTGCTTTAGGAGTATTAAAAATCCCTTCGTCAATCCAACACGTTCTAGTTAAAGTTCCTATTGTCCAGACTTGTTCGGCATAATTAAAAACTACATATTTATTAAGAATATTAGAATCACTACTACAATAAAACCACCCAACCTCATCGAAAGCTTTATTTACAAAACCAAAAATCTGATAACTTTGACTTTCATTTAAATCACTAAAAACATAAGCTTGTACACTACAAGGAATATCTTGGGTGGCTCCTGTATAAGTATAAAAACCTTTTTTATCCATCCAAAAAATTCCTTTAGGAGTATTAACCATAGCGTTAGGGCTAACTAATCCCACTCCCTCATTAACTAAATTTAAACTAAAAGTAAAAGGCTGACCTATAAAAGTCATAGAATATACGGAAGTGTCCGTCCAAATTAGAATTTCTTGTTTAGCACGTATAGCTCCTACGATAGATGATCCTGCTGATAACCTAAAAGATCCTGCTGTGTTTGTAGCTAAAGGCTCCCAGACAGCAGCGTTTTCTTGGTCACTCCAAGCAACAAACATAGGATCGATAGCTCCTGTTCTAGCTGTTCCTCCAGTATTTAAAGGATCAGCACCAAAACAAATCACGTGTCGGTCAATATCAGAAACCATTACTTGTAAAGCTAAAGTAGGAGGAAGATTTGCACCTGCTAAATCTGAAAGAGCCACTGCTCGAGTTTGTGTTCCGTTTGTTTTATCCCAGTAATAAACAGAACCTGCTCTCGGGTTTATTATTAAATCTTCACCAAAATTATCATGTGACCATAATCTTAATTGATTAGTAAAACTAAGTGTTGTAGTTGACCCAAAAGTTCCAGCTCCCCAAAGTCCTGCCCCCCAACCTGTTGATTGAACATAAACATCCAAACCAGTGTTTATTTGATAAGCAGCATCGGTAGAACTTCCACCATTTCCAGTATCACTAGAATTTGCTGTAGCCGAGGCGGTAAACGTATAGGTGTTAGCCGACGGAACAGAAGTTATTTGATGTTCTTGATTTAAAACAGTAGCGGTAATATTACCACCTAAAGATACAGCACTACTAATAGTTACAAAATCGTTGATACTTGCCCCATGGTCTGTATCTGTAGCTGTAATAACTGCACTACCGTCAGTAGCGGAAAAAGTTGTAACGTTTAAATCAGTTGAGCGGATTGGAGTGATGTCTGAAAAACTATCTCCATCTAAAATATAGTATTTCCACGTTGTTCCTAAACCTAAAAGTTTCGTTCCATCTAAACCTACCCAAGCGTGGAGTGCTCTACCTGTAGACTGAAAATAATTAGCAGTTGTTTTAGACCACCCACCGATTTTTTCGGGAAGCCCTTTTCTAAAACGAACTAAATTAGAATCAAACCAACCGCCTTCATTTGAATAAGCTGTTCCTTCTTTGTTGATTCCAGGTTTAAAAAGGAACTTTTGTAAAGGCATCTGACTTTCCTACAATAGTTTATCTACACCTAAAGAAGCAGCAATTAAACCATACAAACCCCATAGAATAAGCTCTAGTCTTTTAAACTTAGCAGAGCCTTCGTCAAGACGTTTTTCTATGTATTCGTAACGAATAGCACATTCTCTTTCATGTGCCTCTAATTTAATTAATGCTTCTTTTGTAGTGGTCATGGGTTATTTTTCTTTTGCTTTTCCTACATTAATAGCACACCAGTCAATCAGTTTATAAATTTTACCAATCATTTGATCGTCTTTCGGTGTTGGTGTTAAAGCACAAATTAATGATGCTCCTGAAATAATCCAAGGTGCTAATTGAATTATGTTTAATATAATATCTAACATATTTTTCTCCCTTTAAAGTGGATGGTTATCATCCATTAATAAAACAGCTGTTCCTGCAACGCAAAAAATTGCAATACTTAAATGTAAGATTGTATAAATCACTCTTCTGAAAGTTTTTCAGAAACTTCTTTTGACTCTTCTATAAAGGCTTGATTAAAAACTTGTTGACAAGCTTTTATTTGATCTAATTGAAACATTAAACTATTTTCTTTATTTTGAAGATCATTTAGTTGAGTTTTTAAGTATTCTTGTCGTTCTGTTAATTCGACTTCTTTTGTCTTTACTTCTTTATTTTCTGACATTATTTAGTACCTTTAACTGTTATCAGTTATGTATTTTTTACCAGTAGCAATAGCTGCAACGTGTTTAGTCTTTTTACTATCTGCTGCTCCTTTTACATTTGGAGTATCGTCGTCTGAATCGACAGGTGCATATTCTAAAATAATTTCTAAATGGTCTACATTCCTTTGTACCATTTCGTTTATTTCTGTTTGAGTCAGACCGTCAACATTCCAACTTCCAGCTTTTACACCATCAATTAAGTTTACGCTATCAGTTCCTGCTGTGAGAACTTCTGTTACTGTTGCCATATTATTCTCCTATGAATTATCATTTATATATGTTGTACCTGCTGCTATAGCATTGGTGTATTTTGTTTTACTTGTTGAATCATCTATAACGACTTGTTGTAATAACATTACATTAATTGAATCAATATTTCTTTGAACAAAATTATTTTTATCAGTTTGATCCCAGTCAAGAATATTTAAATAAGGATAATTATTTGCAATTATTTGATCGATACCAAGAACTGAATCGTTTTCTATTGTGTACCATTCTGCTGCTGTTAATGACATATTTACTCCTAACTTTCTAAAGCTTCTATTCTTGTTGTTAACGCATTTATTTTATCATCTGCTTCTTGTAAAGCTTTAATTAAAGGCATTACAAACTGACCATAATCTAATGTTTGCATACCATCGTCTTCTTGACCCCAACCATTAAACTTCTCAGCATCAACGCCTAGATTGTCAAGTGCTGATTTAACATCTTGAGCCAACATACCTGTTTGCCAAGTTGTTATTTTTGCTTCTGTTTCGTGTGCTTGGTGAGTATCCCATTCTTCAGGAACATCATTTGGTGCTCTAAAGTGGTAATTGACAGTTCTTAATTCATTAATAAAATCTAAGCCTAAAGGATGGTCTGTAATATCTTTTTTCTTCCGTTCGTCAGAACCAGTGGTAAAACTAGAAGCACCATAAGATAGTCTTGACCAGTCAGTACCCATTCTTCCAAAAGTTATGGCGTAATCTGCTGTTCCAGTGTCTCCGTTATTATAACCAATATGTCCTCTTACAGAACCTGTAGCTGAGGT